GCCTGAACTTGCGGCTGCCCGTCATATCTCCACTTCGTACCAGCCGGAGCATCAAGCGTTGCCGCTGATCCAGACCAGCCTTCAAACACTGCAGAGGGCAAAGTGAAAGTGCGGAACGTGCCGAGCTGATCGCTGTAATCGTCCAAAAATGACTCAGCATTGGCATCGGTCACGTTGGCGTAAGACAGACTCAACGTGGCATTGACTCGCCGTGATCCATATAGGATCCGCACCTCTGCCCCAGACTGTGAGTTGTAAGTCTTGCTGGGAAAGTTCCCTGGGGTGAACTGACGGCCTGTGGGCGTCAACGACGGGAAAGCCATCACTCAAGCACCGTAAAGTTACCCGGCGTCAAAACGTCCTTAGCCACGATGCTAACTCCAGAGGCATCCGTGGGCACCTCTACAGCATTGATGGACACCAAGCCATCCTCTTCAAGGTTCAAAGACTCGACCTGATAAACGCTGTAATCAGTGCTGCCACCGAGCAAGGTAAAGAATGACCCGTGAAACTCTGACTCTGATATGGAATTTCCAGAGATAGTCAGCTTAGTTTCAAGCACTTCTGATGTTGACGGCTTGTAGATCAATGCGTCATAGGTTCCATCTTCAACGCTTGTAATGCTTACAAGTGTCCCGGCATCTGTGATCGCACCGTTTGCGGTTGAACTGTAGGTGCTCGCCTCTGTGATAACGCGAATGTATGAACCGGGCTGAACGCTTAGAGCATCTGGCACCGTTTGGAAGCTGACAGTTTTAGTGATTCTGCGGCGGGTGCTGAGCAGGAAGCGTGCAGTCTTCAACGCCTGTTCGCGATTTGTGCAAAACTCGCTCAGGTCAAATGCTTGCTCGCTAGTTGCCCTGTCATTAATCGGGATGTCAGACCAGTGCACCAGTGCTGATTCTTGATGCGGCAAGTCGTTTTGAACGGTTACGCGCCAAGTGACGATCGCACGAATGTTTGTGCGCTGAGAAACGTCGATGTATTGAAGCTGTAAAGAGTCCTGAATAATGTTGCCAGCCGTAAAAATTTGGTCAACCTGAATCGGCGCAAGACTGATCTCATGGTTTGAGTCAAACGGCAGAGCTGGTTGCATTCCAAACTTGCCGTTTTTGATCGTAAAGTTACATAGCTGCAACGAAGCATTGTCGTACAAAAAGCTTCGGAAACTTTCGCTATCTTCAAGAACAGAATCGAAAAAGATCTTATTTGCTCTTAGGAACCTTGCAGTTGTACGCAGAGAGTCTTCATCGACTAGCTCAGATGGCACGACATGGCCCACGCCTTGCGTCTTATTGGTCAACAAATAAAACACAAGATCAGCGAACAAATTGCTAGGGGCGTTGTCGCCTTCAATCAGCCTCGTGACGGGGATGCCTGTTGCAGACCACATGCGCAACTGATCAACGCCGTTAATCTCACCGGTAGATTTGACGGTGAACCCAATTGTTGACATTGCATCGTAGTTAGCTGGGCTTTCGTTAGAGATAAATTCGTTAACGTAGACCACTTCATGCTCAGGGCCAGAATCGTTTGATTTGGTCAATTCGGTGTAATGACTGCAATCTGCAATTTGTGAGTTCTGCTCAAAAACACGATCACCTTTTTGCAGCTGGCCTGTAGCTTCTGCACCAACAGCGGAAACATTAAATTCAAAAGTAACAGAAGAGTACGGCTGGGACTCCTCTCGCTCTGCATATCGCGTGAAGCGATTGTTTACGTTTTGAGTGAGGCTAAATCTTTCACCGACCGTCCAGTTGCCGTTGGCACTTACAACGTTGAACTGAACATCTTGCCAGATGTACTCACTGTTGCCGTTCGCTTCAAAATACTTGGGGCCAATAGTTTCATAGAGTCGGCCACGTCTAGATGTAGCTTTAATTTCAAGAGTTACTGAACGGCTGCCTACAGAAATTTGCTCAGTTGTTGTCTGTTCATCGTTTTCATTGTCAACAGCAAGACCCAGCAATTCTGTGTAAAATGCTTGCTTGATTAGCCATGGACTGCCCGTGTTAGAGGACACATTGATATTATCAACTGCTGTAGGAATGTTGTCTGGGTTTAGCGTTCCTTCTTGATCACCAGGATTAGTAAAAAGCTCTTCATTTGACCTGATTTCTGAGATTGGAACTAACCTGCCCTGGGTGGTAATTCTGAACCTTCCGTATGGAGTCTCATAGTCAGGTTCTGCCAATGCCGAGCCCGTATATGGCACGCCCTCGTTAGAATCAAGAACAATTACTGTGTTCTCGTCAAGGCTGTTAATAGCAATGTCTGAGCCTGTGCGAGGCACAATCTTATATTCGTAAAAGCCGTTCACCCTTGGGCGAATTCGCAAGAAATTGTTTTGGTTGATCGGCGCACTGCCTTGAACACAAAAAACCTTAGGGATCCGAACATAAGGAGCTTGCTCTTGGCCGTACTCTTTAACAGGGCGAACAAAAATTGAAAAGCAAGATGTCCTCAAAAAATACTTATCCATTCGAGGTGTTGAAACCTGAATGTCATCTTTATCAAGCTGAAAAAGCTTTTTGGGTGAAGGTATGGCATTGAAGTTGCACAGCCCAGAAGCCTTGTTCCAAACCTGACTACGGATGCCAAGTTCAATTACTTCTGCGTCTCTGCGAACAGGACGAATCGTTGCTGTGCTTAAACGGCAGACATTGTAATAAGCAGCACCGCAATGCTTAATTGAATTAAATTTACCGCCATCGTAACCGCCCAAAGGCTCACGCACTGTTTTTGTGCCAGCAATCCCAATCTCTGGCACGCCAGTGATGCCAACGCATTCGAGCGTAATAAGAATGCGCTTATCCTCTTTTACTCTTTTAGTAACGACCCAGCTACTTGCGCTAATAATCCATTTGCTGCCGACTACTAAAAGATCAGAAGCTCTTTCGCGCCACGACTTGGCGCTGTTGATTAAGTCTTTCAGGTTAACCTCTGTGTCCTCAAAATCGTCTTCTTCCAGCTCTTCCCATACTTTGTTGTCGTTGTTAATTTCAAAATCAACTGTGTCCCCAACGGCAACAGTGACAATTTGCTTGTTCTTTTGTTCTGCCCCACCTTCTGTGCCGCTATGACTAATGATGCCCATATGGCGCGAATAGGCTCGACCAACGCCAGGCTGCCCTGCCTCTTCGTTCTCAATATGCAGGACATCAGCTAGCGAGCCTGCAATCTTGCGGCGCTTTGCCTGAATTTCTCTTCTGGCATCTCTATTGTCACGCCCTTCTGTTGTAGAAAAGGGGGCGCTAATGATTTCCCAATTGAAGCGATATGCGCTGCCGTTGTGGATAGGTGTACTGGTCCCAAACGTAGTGTCACCGCTTGGGGTGTAAGCCATTGAGAAACCTTGACTAAACTGCCCGTCATCTGTTGGTGACGTGAACACTTGCCTGCCAACAGTGCCAGTTGCTCCTGATCCTTCCGTGCCATAAAGCAAGTTTGTTGGTCGATTGCTACCGCTTGATGATGACCAGTACAGAGCAAAATCAGGCTGTGAAAGCGAGTTAAGTGCTGAAGTGCCAAGCAGTATTCCGCCAAGGTCTGGCTCATCAACGCCAAACTCTCCCGCAACATAAACACCCTCATAAGCTTGGTATGCTCCATAGGCGTAAAGCCTTGACCACACCAAAGCAGGGACAAGAATTAAACCACCCGTCAAGTTGCCGTCTGCACCAGTGCCACGCTTGCCAAAGGGGATCGGAATCGGCTGATTTAGCTCAGCAAGGCTGGCAACGTTGTCAAAGTTGGTTGCTTGATTGAAGCGGCTAGGCCCAATCTGATCAGCAAGCACCTTGCCTTTGACTTTCGATTGCGATGGCGGCTTAGGCGCAAGCAACATGCTTGCCCCTGTTAGAACAAGGCCGATCGCGAGCTGAATCAAAAAAGTCTCAGCACCTGTGTTTACAACATCAGGAATGTGGTCGTACTCAGCAGGTCGCACACGCTGCCTCAGCATTGCGTGGCGCACAAACTCTTTGTATTCTTCCTCGCTGCAACCGATCGCCTCAATCAGCGATAGTTCATACGGTAAAAGCGGCGGATTAAAAGGCTTCCCTCCGGTTTCCAGTCCACTGCGGAAAGGAAATTGTTGATGTAAAGGACGCCGTTCTGCCATACCACTCCGAAGGCCATTGGCCTCACGTCCAGCAATGCGATGTCGCCATCATAACTGGGGTGTCTTACGCGGTCACAGTAGCGATTCAGCTCTCCTAAGACTTGCTTAGGCGTCATCTCATACCAAGCCGATTGCACGCCAGGGTTTTTGATCCCGAGTTGATCTAAGGCGTCAAAGACAAGATGGATGCAATCGTCTTTGCCATGGCTGTACTTTCGACCAATGAGATTGCTACACACGAACCTGCGAGGTAAACGGAATGTTGCCGACTTGCTGCTTGAACAGACGACGCCCAGGCACGTTTGATTGGACAGCGTCTAAAACAGAATTCAGCTTAATTTGAATGGTCGTCTCATCCCAGCCGCCAGCAGAGCAGGCCCCGAAATACTCGTAAAGCGTCCGTTCAACGGCATAGGTGCTGGAGTTCCACAACACTGTTGAGACCTTCGCCACATAGGTGTTGTCCAAAGCCTCTACAACAAAGTTGCGGGTGATCTCTGTGTTGCCAAACTGCAGCGTCGCGTCAAGGTTGTCCCCTTGGAGCGTTGCCATCGCTCCACCAAAGCCAAACGGCAAAAACGAGTAATTGCCGACGTCTTGTCCGACAGCGTAATTTTGAAACCTGAACTGGTTGAGCTGACCAGTGCGGCCAATATCAAGCAGCTGCCCAAAAGAAAATTCCATCAGATGCCAACCCTCCGACGAACGGCAGATGAATTACGCATTGAGCCGATAGCCCTGCGCTCACCTTCTGCTGCACCTTTTTTGGCCGCTTGCGCGATGCCTGCTTGGAACTCAGACGCGGTCACATAATCCACGCTATTGATGCGCTCAACATTGAAGCGAACGTCAAGGCTGCTGCTGGCAGCTGCTCCGCCTTCGCTGTTCGTGCCGCCTTCTCCGTTTTCAGGGATGACAGCACTGCCACGAGCACCGCGCGCATAACGCGCCATGCTTTCACGCATTTTATTTTCGGGAATGATGTATTCAGGCCCAGCCTCTCCGATGACAGCGTTAGTAGCGCCTGAGGCATAACCACCCTCGGCCCCAAAGCCAGGAATGCCCATGGACTTGCCAAGGCCACCAATTCCTGCGTTCAGGAACATACCGCCCAGCTGCTTTAAGATACCAGACAAGGATTCTTGAAGTGACTTGCTGCCATCAATAGCGCCCATGATGCCGTCAACAATTCCCGCTTGAATCGTTGAGCCCACGCTTTCGTAAAACTGCTTCAACTCAGCCGCGCTCTCAGCTGCTTTTTTGTTTGCCTCCTCAATGGCATCAGCGTCTTTCTGTCTTTGATCTTTGATTGATTGGGTTACATTTTCCTGGGCATAAAGAGTTTCAAGCTGCTCCTTGAGCTTGTCCCGTGTTGCTTCTGCTAACTGCGGAAACTGTTGATCAATGTTTTGCTTGTCAATTTTCAACTGCAGCATCTTTTTCTCTTGCTCTGTCAAGGCCGAAGCCAGCGTTGTTTGATTTTCCAGGCTTGCACTTAGCTTTTCCGCCGCCTCTTGCTGTCGCTCCAACGGGGTTTTGCCTTTGCTTTTGCCTCCGCCAGCAGCACCGCCCGTTGCGACAATATTGTTCTGTGGAGTGGGTGAGACCGTCTGTGGCTTTGTAGCTGCAGCGGAAGCTGCTATCTGCTGATTGTAAATTTCAAGCGCACGAGCCTCAATCTCTTCCTTGCTTGGCTTAACAGTGCCACGACCCATCCTTCCGCCCATCTCCTCACGAGCCTGCTTCCTGGCGGCATTCATTCGGAACATTTTTGTCAGGGCGTCCGTCGCCTTAACAGCCGCAGTCAGCACATTGTTGACCAGATCAAGAATGCCTTTGATTGCTGGGCCAAGAACTTGATCTAGTCCACGAACCAACGTCGTGATGCTGTTGACAATACGGCTGATCTGAGACGAAACCGTCTCGCCCATGATGCTCGCGGCATCTTCTGCTGCGCCAGTCGCGTTCTTCTGGTTGTCGAGGTTTTGATTGAAGCGAACAAGATCATCATTGATCAAAGGCATTAACGCCTTCAGTGCATCAACAGAACCAAACAACTTGGTGATCTCAACCTCACTGCCGCCTGTCTTTTGAATGACATCCTCAAGGAAGCCGCCAAAGCCTTTGGTCTTAATTGCTGCGCTGCTGAAGTCAAGGCCCAAGCGTTCGGCAGCCTTGGCCGCTTCAGCCGTCGGTTTCACAATCGATGCAATGACTTGGTTGATGCCTGAGAAAGTGCTCTCAACCGGTACACCTTGAGCAGTGACAGTAGAGATGGCTGCATTCAGCTCATCAATGCCAACCCCTGCCGCTGCCGCAATCGGAGCAACACGACCAATCTGCGACGCATACTGACCAACGACAATTTTGCCGTCATTTTGCGTCTGAATGAAACCGTCAACAATCTTGGCCACACTGTCGGTCGTCAAGCCAAAAGCATTCATCACGCTGGTGGCTGCGTCTGACACCGTGGCGATGTCTGTCATGCCACCGACAGCACCAAAGACCGACGCCTCAAGAATCTTGGTTATGTCAGCCGCTTTGCTAAAGCCAGCAGAAGCTACGTCATAGGACGCTGCCAGAAGTTGATTACTAGAGGCCAGCCCTTTGGTATTGGCAACAACGCCAACCAGCTGATCCTCTAAAGCTTTTGCGTCTACGCCAAGTGTCCGAACAGCAGCTCTAGCTTTATCTGCCTCAACAAATCCCTTCAGCCCTGCAGTTACTGCACCGACACCAGTGAGCACCAGGCCAAGCGGACCCAAGACCGCCTTGAATGCAGCGCCCAGACCCTTAACACTGACAGCTGCGGCGCCCATGCCTTTGGCTGCACCAAAGCCAGAGCTAGCCATCCCACGCAGTGTGCCCTGCGTGCTTTTCATCGCGCCTTGCGATCTTTGCAGCGTGGCGTTCAGCTTTTTCGCCGCAACGTTGGCACTGTTGAGCGCCTTAACGGCTTGCGTGGAATTGACACGCAGCTGAATGTTGCTGACTACCACGGCTGCACTTCAGCGATGATCAAAGTCTACCGCCGTCGCATTTTTGCGCGATCCATTGCTTTCTCCTC